TAAAGACAGCAGCAATAGACGGTAGAATGCCCATGAGAGTACCGAGAACTGTAGTGACGGATAACAAGTCTATGAGATGCTTTGAGCCTTCATCGATAGTTGTCATTTGCATCTCCAACGCTTACGCGCCTGCCGAAGGCGGCTGTTTGGATCCTTCGCCGCCTCAGGAAACTGTTTCATTTGACCGGCAGAACGGGCGCAGAATGACTTACGGCGCTTTGCCCGTTCACCAGAAGGGTTAGATTCAGTAACAGCAGTCTTCAGTTTGGACCCGGGATTAGCACGACGAAAGGCTTTCACACCCTTCTCTGTCATGCCAGCACCCTGCTTTGTCGGGCGAAAGTTGCCCGACTTAACAGAGGTTCTGATTCCCATGCCCTTTGACATTATGCAGTCCCCGCATCGTTCTTAATGAGGACGAGAATAAACATACTGGAGCAAGCGTTATTGGTGGAAGAGCCAACAGCTTGGGCCTCAATAGTTGTATTTTCTGGAACGACAATAGGGTATTCAAAGACGTAGTCCGCCGCACCATTGTTGAGCGTGACAATAGCCGCTGTTCTACGGATATTGTCTGTGCCGCGTGTCATCAATCTACCTGTGATAGCGTTAGATCCACCAGCTTGCCCAGACGAAAATAACCCCTGTTCAACATATCCCGTGTACCCAGCGGGAATTGTATAGCTGCCCGTGATGCGGGTGTTGTAGTCGTACAAAATGATGTCGTAGATCGTTGCAGGAACGCCCAAAGTTACAACGCCATCGCCAAAATAAATGTTACCTGCGGCGCTATTCAACGACCCAGCAGTGGCGACATAAGCATTATTGATGTGCAGGAAATACTGAGTTGTCAAAACTGCCGTCTGACCACTCAATGTCACGGTCTCAGAAATCGCATTGTGATTTGCATCAAGACCTTCGATATATACCGTTCGTGCGCCAGTACCGGCGGCGGTATCATTAGTGCTTGAAGAGCTGACCTTTAACTGTAACGCAGCCGGGGCGTAGGGAAGCAGCCCATCGTGCGGCCAAACAGTTTCTATTGACGTGTCAACGTCTGGGTTATACCCGAAAACAACGACACTTTGGTGCCAAGGAATTTGACCACGCGCAACCTGCAAGTTGAACGGTTCGTAGGTTCCGACTCGTGTGATTGATGCAGGTGGGCGCGTGGCTACCATGTTAGGCCTCTCAGCCGTAGTGCTTGATCATATCAAGGACGATTGTGTAGCGATCACCTAAAGCAGCCCCAACCGTTGTGAACACGACGTTACCGTTCTTGCCAGTACCTGCATTGTTTATCAGGCCACTGAAATCGGTAAAGTCATAGGTGTAAGCAACGTTTTGAGGAACCGTGGCACACAAGACATCGGTTGTCGCATCCCAAAGGATGTTGACACCCATGCCGTCTGTCATAGCAGAAATCTTTAGGATTTGAACGCTAGAGCAAGGCGTCCCGTCGTATGACGAAAGTGAAGCAACATCAACCTTCGTGACGGCACTTTCACCGGTGCCGTCCGAAATGTTGGTGAACTTCATGACGGCTCTACGTGAGCCGTCATAAATCGTCTGTGACGTTACAGCATCAGCCATTACGGCCTCCTATTAAGGAATGTATGTGCCGTGCTGGATGTAGTTGACGACAAGCGTACCTGCGCCACCGCCTGTGTTGGTCGAGGTGACAACGATACGAACATCGCTCGTGCCGACGTTTACCCAGTTGCCAACGCGGGTTGCGTCAGCGCCAGCCGTAGCTGCGATAATGCCGAGCGTGCCGCCAGCAACTGCGCCAGCCGCTGTATAGGCTGTGGCAGAAACCGAGTTACCGACGCCAAGGGTTGAGGCCGCGCCATCCCAAATGGTCGATACAAAAAGCTGAATGCTGGTGATCGTCGAGCCAGCCGGAACCACAATGCTGGTCGTATAAACGCCAGCCGAGCCACCGTTGGTAGCCTGCGTGATCGCTTCTTTTTGAGAAAGGACAACTTCACCGATGTTGGCAACATCTGTGCCAAGAGTCGTGCCGGTCGTGAACTTGATTGGGCCAGTGCGTACTGGACCCGAGAATGTCGTGGTACCCATTAGGGTCTCCTGTCATTGGGTGTGTCAGCCACTGTGGCTGTCAGGGACTTAAGAACTGTATAACAAAAAGGGGGCCGACACAAGGTCCAGCCCCCTAATCTGTCATGACACTGACAAGGCTAATTAAGCGCCTTGCGAGCCATAGATGCCGCGTGGGTCAGACCAGCCGAACGAATAACGCTCGCGAGCCTTGTAACGCACGTTGCCGGTGTCGAAGTCGCCTTCGAGAGCGGTCTTGAGCGGCGAACGGATGAAGTGCTTCAAACCATTCGGAGCATCGGTCTTCACGAACCACGCATCTGGATCAGTCAAGAAGTGATTGATCGCATAGCCATCAGGCAGGTAGGAACCCGACTTGATCGCATTGATATCGTTGTCTGCAGTACCGGTGCGCTGTTCCGACTTCAAGAGACGCTGTGCCGTAAACTGAAGCTGCGGAGGAAGAATGAGCTTCATGCCACGGAGAGCGATCTTCAAGCCACGTTCGTCGATGAACAAGGAGATATCAATCAGCGCCTGTTCAAGAGACGTTTCGTTGAGATCTGCCTGTGTCGAGAGCGTGTTCGACCATGTGCCACCCATTGCGGTAGGATGCGCGTTATAAACAAGCGACACTCCGTCACCGCCAGCGTAGGACGATGAGAAGGCGTTGTTCAGAACCGATGCAGCCTTAACCTGCTTGGTGTTCGACATCGAACGAGCCAAAGCGCGGGTGTAACGAGCCGACAGCTTGTCGTAGAGGTTGTCTTCCACAGCTTCTTCCGTGATGGCGAATGCAAGAGCAACCGTCTCATGGGTGTAGCGAGCCGTGAAAGCCTCGCCTGCCTGATCGTAAGCGATGGCTGAGCCTTCGCCCTTCACAGGGGCTTGTTCGAAGCCGTAAAGCATGACTTCTTCTTCGAACGCACGTTCAGAGGATTCTTCGTCGAAGATCTCTTTGTGTTCGTTGTCGTAGCGATCATACTCAAGGCCAAAAAGTGCGTTGAGACCGGGCTCAAGCTCTTTGAGGAGTTGTGAACGGGTAATTGCCATTGTCCATTACTCCTTAGACGCCAGCGCCCGTGCCGTTGGCACAGTAGCGATAGAAGTGGTTGTTAAGCTGCACGATAGCGAGGCGGCCAGCAACCGAAGCGTCCGAATCGTTTGGCGTATCAACAAAGCCGAGGATGCGGAGGTTAAGGGTATTGGTCGTGTTCACTGTCGAAACAGCAAGTTGAGCCGAAGACAAGCCAGAGGTCGTTGAACCCGAGGTTGCCGTCGAGAAGTTAGCATTCGCATGGATGATCGAATCAGCCGCTGCTGCGTCGCAGTTAATGACGAACGTAGCATTCGGGTCAGAGATGATCATTGCTGTTGCGACCGTATTGGCCTTAACAGCAGCGGTGCCGGGCCAGTACGGCGACCACTTGGGCTTACCCGTGAGGTCGATGTAGTTGCAGCCCATGAAAACGCCCAGAAGCGGAACAGTACCACCAGCGGCTGCACCGACGATGTCGATCATGCCGTTGGCAAGCGGAATCACAGGAGTACCCTGATAGATTACGCTTGAAGTACCAGCCGTCGCAGCCGTCTGAATTGAATAGACGACGTCGCCGGTGCTGTTCACTGCGCTTCCAAGCATACGATACGGACGAAGTCCGAACGCGGCATTAGTATTTGCCATTGCTTAGATCCTTTGTTCAGGAGGACCTCGGTCCTCCAAACGTGACACGGGATTGCCGCTCAGGTTTCTGAATCGGCATGTTAGGGTTGTTTTCACGCATCAAATCATTATCCACGGCAGTGATTTGATCACTGGACATCCGGCGATAATAGGCGTTGCGTTGTTCAACCAATTCCTTGGGAATACGCGCCAGAACCAGACCACCGACTGCAATCACTCCGGCATGTTTGCCGTCCTGAATGCTTGGGAGATCATCCCGTTCTGGGTATTCATCTGCGCGAACGAGTTCGTAGCCTTCGCGTAGGCGAGCGGACATATTTTTCCGGTCATCGAACCCATTGGTTTCGTAACGAATCCAACGGTGAACAAAACCCTCCGGGGCAGGAGGTGCATCCAAAGTTGATGGCGGACGCCAGACTTTAGGACGTTCAGTATTGGTGCGGGTATCTTCAGCGCGTGTAGGGCGAGTCATTATACTCTCTCCTGTACGAGCTTCAGTTGCCGTTTGTAGTCATCATAACTTACGCCAAGACGTTTTGCAATCGTCTTCTGGGTATCGGTAAGTTCGATGTCTCCGGAGGACTTTTTCACCTGCGAAGGACGGGCCGAAGCTACGGTTGATGTTGGGGTCTTCTTCTGGGCAAACTTATGAGGGAACTCTTCCTTCATCCGTTTATCCAGTTCCTTGTAGTACATGTCACCGGAGGGGCTTACCCCCTCAGAGACTAGCTCATCGTGGATTGTGTAGGCTGCCGATGTCATGACACGGTCCTGACCAAACCAAGAGTTGCGCTCTGCCCACTGCTGGGCCTTTGCGTCTGGCTGTTGGCGTGGCTGCGGTGCCGGTTGGCGGACCTCGACCTCTGGTCGCTGGTCTTCCTGTTGCCGGTAAGCGCGGTAGTTTTGAAGCCGGTTGCGCTCAGATTCCAACTTTACAAGGTTGGACTGAATCTCGACCTGCTTATCCGTGTCACCGAGTTCGACGGCTTGCTTGAGCTTGTCACGATACATTTGCTCCTGAGTATTCAGCCGGGTCTCGGCCTCAGTCTCAAAGCTCTTGTTCAGAGTTTGCTCACGCTTCTTGATAGCGTCTAGCTCGGTCTTGACAGCCTTGGCATACTCCAAAGCCTCCTGCTCACGCCTCTCAGCTTCCCTCGTCTTATAGGTCAGCTTATTGATGCGCTTCTTGACGGACTCGCTATAATTAGCGACCTCGTCATCGTCGGAAGACTTATCCGATGAGCTGTCAGATTCCTTGGCAGAAACCTCACCGCCATCTTCTAATTCCACCTCTTTCGAGGGGGCATCATCCTCTACGATTTCTTCCTTTTTGTCTTCTTCATCTAGCATGGGTAGCTCCATGTCGCGCTTAGACGTGTAATACGTCAGCGGGGTCTGAGATCGTGGCGATAACCTCATCGTCGTTAATAATCCGGACCTCGCCACC